CCAGGATCAAACGCTGTGGCGGCTGTGGTGGGTTGCACGCCTGGCACAAGTGGCTCGGCTCTGCTCAAGTTCAACTGTGCTCGCGTTGGGTCTGTCGCCAAACGATTCAGCAAGCCACCGACAATGGTTTCTCTACCGGCTTGCGTGAATGGTTGCACCATTGACACAGGAGCTGCCAAAGCGCGTTGTGTGGTGGATAGAGTTGGGCCGCCAGGCGCAGTCATGCCAGCCAACATCGCACCGCCCATTTGCAGAGAGGGTGGCGCACCACCCTCGCGCAGTGAACCGGCTGCCGCTGATGATGCAGTGGCCGCCGCAGCCTGTGCGCGTGGATTGGTTGCCAACATCTTCAGGAATTCTTGCGCCGTCATTGTTGTGGCGGCAGGCAGTGCTTCTCTTGCAAGATTGGCTGCACCGCCAACACCATAGCCAGCAGTGCTGATGTCTTGCACGACACGCTCTGTTGGTGTTGCAGGCTCTGGAAAACCCATCGCTGATAGCGTTCTTGGCACTGCCTGCGTCATTGTTGGCAGTGTTGATCCAGTGGCAAGGTTGTACAAGTTGACGGCAGGGTCAACCACCAGAGGCAGCATACCGCCAGCCGTTAACACAGACTGCGCCATGGGGCGTACTGATAGACCGGCTTGGCGTGTCAACTCGCTAGTAATGCTTGGCTGTGCCTTTGGTGCTGGCGCTGGCGCTGCGGCTTGAACCATTCTGATGTAGTCAGCCAAAGCCTGTGCTGACTCAATGTCACCAGCCGCGTCAGCAGCCGCCAAAGACTTATACAGATCATCAATAGTTGGATCAGCCATTATTGTGTCCTTGGTGGATATTTGTTCAATATATTTTGAATAACTGGCGGTGTTGATACCACTGGCGATGGCATTGCAGTCGGCGTGTATGACTTACCAGCAGACTTTTTCATAGCCTCAGTAGCAATTTGTCGTGCTCTTGCTTTTTGCGCGATGACGGCATCACTGTCGTTGATTTGTGGGAAATAGGTTTGATATTCTTTTGCCATCTCATCAACGCCAATTGCAGCGCCTGACTCTTTACGCAACTTGGCGCGAATCCACGCTTGCGCCGCTTGTTCATATTGTTGAGTGGCAGCGGGTTGCACAAGTCTTTTTGTAACATCACCGACAAAAGGAATTGATCCTGCAACTCCACTGCCAGCGCCTGGCTGTGATCCGACAGGTAGCTGACTGATGACGGCCTCGGCATTTTCCATTTGGTTTGCAAAGCCAGCAGCGTTTGCTTCACCTTCAGTTGGCTTTGGTGGTGCTTTACCTTTGAGAAGCACACCGCCAGGACCAGTGACAGGTATTGCCGGCAAGCCAGGCACTTTAGGCACATAGAACACGCCATCCTCATTTTCAACGCGCTCATACTGGCCACGCTTGAAATCAGCTTCAGAAAGGTTTAATCTACGCGCTTCCATATCAACTCGCTGGCGCTCTAACTTGAGTCGCTCAACATCCATACCAAGGCGCTTGGCTTCCATCTCTAAACGCTGTTGCTCGGCTGGCGTGATGCCTGTACCGTATGTTTCACCGCCAACTAGTTTTGATTTGTCAATTGCAACGATACGGCCATCAACATTTTGCAAAACAACTTCGCGCTTTGGTCCAAAGCCTGACAGTGTTCTGATCTCGCCATCTTCAAATTGCTGGATCATCACCGGCTTGCCTGACTCGTCAACAACTTCAAATGGCTGACCTGTGACTTTGACTTTTGGCATCAACTTCTGCGCCATGTCAAAGAATTTAGATGCTTGATCAGGATTTGTGGCGGCATAAAGGTCTGCAAGATTCATGTACTGTTGAGCCTTGAATTCGTTTGCGCTCATACCAGCTGGGGGTTTTTGTCCCATGTATTGGCGCACATCTGCTTGCATTTGTTTTTGAGTTTTAAACTCATCCAACTTCTGCTTAGTCAGCATCTGCTCAATGGCATTCTTCTGTGCGCCTTGGTAGCCAGCAGTGCCAGCCTCGTATGCGCTGCCGAGTGCTTCACCAAGTCCAATTGGCGTAGTGGTTGTTCTGCCTGATCTAAGAAGAGACATGGCCGCACTCATCAGTGCCTGAGACTGCATCTGCTTTTGCTGATCTCTGCTCAGATACTCGTTTAATCCTGAGTCAGCACCGCCAAACAGTAAGCCGCCAAGGTTTGATGCAAATGATGACGGTGCAACATTTGATGCGGGTACTTGGAAGTCGGAATAAGGCACTGCTGCTGGATTGGCAAGGTTTCTAATCCTTGTTGGCTCGGCATAATTCTGAGCCAACATCTGTTTGAATTCTTCATCGGTCATATATCACCTCATCCAAGTAAGCCGCCAGTACGCACACCATACATCTTGAGCAGGTCTTCATAGCTCTGATTGCTGCCCATGGGTAATTGAGATGCTTGCATTGGTGTCAACTCCATTTGCGGCATCGGCGCTTGTTGCTCTGGCTGCCCCATAAGCCCACCCAAGGCTTGCATTGCGCCAAGCGCAGATTTCCAATCAAAGTTAGCAGGCATCTCACCAAACGATGATGGTGGCATGATGCCTGTGCCAGTATCAGCACTGGCGTAGGCATTTCTTGGCATCGTCATACCAAGATTTGAGCTTGGTTGACCGCCATACAAGTCCATGCCTTGGCCCATTGGCGGCATACGCATACCGCCAGCGGCATTGCCGCTACCAAATAAGTTCGTTAAGTAGTTCATGCAAATGCTCCAATTAAACCGCCAGCCGCTGCACCCCATGGTCCAAACTGTGCGCCAGCCGCAGCACCGCCAAGTGCGCCAGCTAGCACATTGCGACTTGTCGGCTGAATTGACATTCCAGTGCTAGTGCCTGTCATACTTGAACCAAGGTTTGCAGGCTGTGCGCCCATGGCGGCTTGCTGAATCGCCAACTGTTGCAAAGGCAAATTGCGCTGGGCATCCAACCCCAACTGTGCAAACTGTTGGCGAGTCAATCCAAGATTCATGGCGTTTTGGAAGCCACGCATATTCATCTCACGCGCTTCTTGAGCCAGTCGTGCAGCTTGGCCAAAGCCAGCGGAACGCAAACCAGATGCTGTGCGTGCGGCCTCGCGCAGTGCGGCTTCGTTGGTGAGTGCGCCTTGTACGCCAGCGCGTGAGCCACCAAAGGCTTTGGCGGCAGTTGCTCTGTTTGCATCTTGCAAAGCCGCCATCTGACGCGCCTGCTCAATGTCTTGCAAAGATTGCTGAACGACTTGATCTTCGTATGGGTTTTGGAAAGCCTCAATGTCTTCAGCGCCAAAGGGCTTCATGCTGGCTTCGTAGAGTGCTTTTTCGCCAGCCTCATAACGCGGATCGAATCCTGCAAATTGCTGAACACCAAGGCCGCCAGCAATATTTCGAGCTAAACCAAGATTTTGTAAATAGGCAGCCCGAGACTCTGGATCAATCATCGTGGTCTGTGACTGCGTTTGATTTTGCGTTTGCGTTTGTGGCGCTCCACCTTTAGACATATTCCACCCCTATAAGTCTTTGCACATGACGAACCATTTTGGCTCGTATCCCCTATCCCTTAAAAATGTCCTCTCCCAGCCCTTACGGCCAGCGAGTGACACACGACTGCAACCTTTACTCTTCCCCCACGATTCGATCAAAGGTTGCATCAATCGGAGTTCATCGAGGTCGCCGCCAGCAAGGAAAAAGTGCAAATCCTTCAACTGCGGGTAGACAATGATCTCAGTGACTATCACTGAATTTGCACCTGGCCAGAGCTGAAAAAACCCTTTCCTAATGCCTTCAGCAATATCCTCAACTGCGTGACTGCCTCCTGCGTATTCTAGTGCCGCCACAACATGATGGCGCAGTCTCTCAAACTCTTCCTCGTCACTCAACGCTTACCTGCCGCAATAGCGTCAACTCTGGTCACGCCAACGCGCCAATCCTCCAACACAGCACCTGTGTACCGAATCTTGACCTGACGGCCTGAGAACCGCGCATCTGTGGGCTGTGAGGCTGAATACGGTCCATGTGTTGTTTCTGTCGATGTCGGATACATCCGAGACTTGAAACTGATCTGCACCTCGCCCAGCGTCTGCTCATCAGGTATCACCTGACGCACCGACATGATGTTCTCTCCCACGCCAATCTCGTATGGCCCAGACTCGGCATAGACTGTTCCAGAGTCGTAGTCATAACCCACCTCATGCTCATAGATGTAACCATCTGCGTCCACCATGATGGGATACAAGAATATTCCACGGTCCACACCAGCAGTGCGCCCCAAAGTGCCAATGTTCCAATGGCCTTCGCGGTAGTTGTAGGTGACATAGGAGTCAACTTCATTGCTTGAGCTTGATGGGTAGAACCACCACACTTCACCGTATTTGCTGTTGTGTACAGCATAGACTTTGCTGGCTTGGTTGTAGTTCATGCTTGTGAACACATAGTCAGATACATCGCAAGGCAGTGGCTTGACATAACCATCAAATATCCAAAAGCCTGACCGAGACATCCAAATGGCGGCAGAGTCGATGGCAGCCACAGACTGACTCGATATCACGCCACAGCCTGAACCCACACGCTCAAAAGAATACACATAAGGCAAGCCAACATAAGTTGCGGTGTGGACATCAACATCAGTGAATAGCAGATTGATGCCTCTGACGCGCTTTCCGCACTTGAGTGAACCAACCGTGTTCAGTTCAAAGTCACCGGCCTGATTGGTGGCTGCCGCTGTCCATGTCGTGTTGTCCTCTTGGTCTGACCACTTGACCAGACGCGGATTGCTGGATGCACCCAAGGCAAACAGGAATCGCTCGGCAGTAGACAGCAAGGCAGCGCAGCCGGTTGGCGCGTTGGTGATGGCCACCGCCAAGGTTGGTGTTACAAATCCCAACTGCCACTCGTAGAGCTTGCCGTCAGTATCGGAACAAGCCACCAGATACTCGCCCCAAGTGTCAAGACTCCATGTGGTGGCAGGTGCTACTGCGCCAGCGTCAGGACGCGCCACGCCATAAGCAAATGAGCCATAGGTGTTGTAGCCATAGCCTGTGCCACTGACGGCATCAGCGCGGCCAGATGCAATACCTGTTGGCGTGATCTCTTTGATCACATTGTTTTCGTCCATGGCGTAGAGCTTGGACTGCGTAGCAGCAGCAATGTACCGCGCACCGGAATTCGTTCTCCAAGTCAATATTCCACGGCATAAGCCTGTCAGTGCGGTGTCCGACTTCTTACGCCAGCCGCCAATGGGTCTGAGTGTGTTTTCGTACCAACGCACAAGATTTGCGTCATACCAGCGTCCGGCAGACTGATACTCAGTACCGTTGCGATACACGCCAGCAGGGATTTTGAGAGGTATGAGTGCCATGGCTGAATTATGCGGTTTCTACTGACAGATTGGACACGAATGAAAGTGTGGCAATCACTGACGGTATTGCCGGTCTGGTTGGGGTACTGCTGGCGGCAAAGTGCTCAAGGCTGACACCAATATCTGTTGGCCGCCACATGATCTCCACATAGTCATTTGCCGCCAAACTGACAAAGAAGTTGAGAGAGGCAATTAAGTGAGATGGGTCGCCAGAAGATTTTCTTGCCACAGCATGAAACCTGCTGTTTGAATTGTCGATGTTTGTGCCGTTCTTGCGAAACCACACATCCACATCTTGACCATCATTGGTGGTGTTCTTGAATTGGATGCTGAATTGCAGGTTGTAGATGCCAGACTGCGCCACATTGAGCCTTGATGAATTGGACAAGGTAACGCCATTACTGAAATCGGTGGTGTCAAAGGTGACGGCGTAGGCTGTGGTGGTGTTGGCCGCAGTCTGGTCTGTGGAGTCCTGAAAGCCGCCATATGGATTGTTGATCCACTTGCCACCACGCCTGCCGAACAACGCTGAAAACAACGCTGTGAGCTTGCTGAAGTAGGTATTCAGGCCGCCAAAGGATTGTGTGAAGAAACCCTGATCGTAGGCAACATCAGCCGCGCCAAGGTTTGGCGGTGTAGGTGGCGTTATCTGCTGATCAAGGTTAAGCGCCATGGGTTATGCCACCAAGCCGTTCAAGTAGGTAGTCTTACCGGCAACCTTGGTGGCGGTCAACTCTTGCTTTTTTAGGTTGTTCGGGTCATAGGACACATGAACCCACCCGCTGTCGGGAATGCCTGGCGTGTAAAACTCCAGAATCAATTGCGTGTACTCAAGGTTGTCCATGATCCACTGTGCGAGGTCAGCATTGGCCACGCCAGGTATCTCAATATCAGCCGCCATACCCTTGCAATGGTCAGAGGTCTTAGAGCCGCCAACCGCCGCATTTGACTCCGGTGAACGGTAAGCAGAATTCACCTTCACGCCTTTGCCGTAATGGTCACGCACTGGCTGCAATACCTTCTCGCACAGCAGTCGCAGATTCTCGGTGGCCTCATCATCTGGCGTATTGTCAAAGCCCATCCGCAATGCGGTTTCGGATTTGCTGAGTTCATGCAGAGAGAAGTTGGCGGTCAAGTTCATTTGGTGTTCCTTATGGTTTCGTAGGCTTCAAGACAGGTATTCAGTTTCCTGATGGCGGCATCTCCATCGGCGGCGATCTGGAGAAGATCGGCAGCGACATCAACCGATCCACCAGATTCGGCTCTTGCTTCTCCGCTGTCACTTCCGCTGGCAACGGTGGCGGTTTCGGGCACTGGAACGCTTGGGCAGGTGGGCGCTTTGACAGGAAGCCGCAGCTTGAGAGCACCAGAGTTGAGATCAGCACGCAACTGATTTTCTTTAGCCTTTGCAACATTGTTCGCCTTTCGTAATGTGTCACCGTATGTCTGCGCTACCTTTGCCATCGCTTGCTCAGTCTCACGCGCCTTGGCGTTGAGCGCGGCAATCTCAAGTTGTTGGCGCTGATATTCTGAATCTTTACCCTTGTAGTATCCACCGCTGAAAGCAGTACCCATGGCCAGCACAAAGCCAAGAATCACCCAAGGGTTAAATATCGTCATGACTCAGCCTTGCCCCTGACATACGCCTGTGCCGCCATGAATGCCACCACAATCGTTCCCATGGCGGCGCAGTAGGTGGTGGCCAAACCGTTCAGCGCATTAACCTTCTCCAGCGTCACTAGCTCGGAAGCCATGTACGCAATGATGACGGGAGGAAAAACCAAGGCAGCCCACGCCATGATGCGTTGCTGGTCTGCCATCTTGTCCATGTTCTCAATGGTGATCATGCGCTCGGACCGTGCTAGTTCGCTGTCAGTCACAACGCCATCATGGTCAGTATCAAACTTGTTGAATTCAGAATCTTTTTCCAGTTGCTTACTCATCTTTGTCCCTTTCCTTTTGCTCGATCTTTTTACGCAATGCTTCCACCTTTTCGATCTGCTGCTTGGCCTCGTTCTTCACTTCCAGCACATCCAAATACAGTATGGCCATCAAAGGCAATAGCAAGGCAATGAGTACGCAAGCCGCAATCCATCCGGTCATCTCTTCCCCCAGTGACTCACGAACAACAACCACATCCACAGGTAGAGGAGGAATATAGAAGTCGCTACCACTGCTGCCAGCTTTGCTTGCAGGTTTCTTTCCTCTTGACGGTGTAGCCATGCGTCTTGCCTCTTCTTCGCCTCCTCCTTGAGTCTAGCTTTTTCCTGTTCCTCTGAGATGACTTCGCGCATCTTGAAGACTTCGGAGTACAGTGCGCCCATCTCTGGCGGTGACTGATACACCATAGTCTCTCGGATTTGAATCACCAGCCTGTCCATCTCTTGCTGCGCCATCACACGCTTTAAGGCAGCTTCCATGAGGTTTTGATCAGGGTCATAGACAGTTTGGCTTTTCTCTTCTTCCTCCCTGATGTGCGCGGCCAGTTGTTCTTGTAGCTTAAAAAACTCGGTCAGGTTTCTGACAATGTCAATCTTGACTTGTGTCTCATCAACTGCGACATAGGCTTGCTTCTTTTTCGCCAGAGGCTTTGCTTTGGCGGCTGGCTTTGGTTTGCCGCCAAAGAATGACAGCAGTTGATTCCAAAAGCCATGAACCTCTTTTCCAATTTCAATGACTTGGTCAGCCGTTGCCTTAATCTCAACAAAGGATTCCTTGGCCTGCTTGTACAGCTCGCATCCGGCTTGGATGTTCTTAACCAGCCCAGCCGCAAGCAGACAAATGCTGATCGGATCAATTTACAGCTCCTAGAGCTTTAAAACAAGCGTCATCAGCATACCAATGATGGCCGCACATGACCCTATCAATATCTGCTCAATGCGCTTGAGTCGAGCGTTGATGCTGTCATAGCGCAGCTCACACACGGCCTCGTGCGTGTCTAATCGTGCTTCAATTGGTGTCATGGTGCTGGCTCAGTAGGCGCTGGCGTTGCTGCTGCCTCAGCTTGCTGTGCCGCTACTGCCGCATCATGGATTGCTTGTTCTTCAGGTGTGTACTCCACTTGAGTGGTCACGCCTGTCTCTACATTCACTACGATTCTGTGTGTCATTTTTTTATCCTTCATACATGATATTTACGCTTCCGGCATCGAATGTGTCTGTGCCGTTGACTGTGGTGATACGAACTCGGTCAAGAGTACCGGAAAGCGTAACTCCTCCGGTACTAAGCCTACAAGAATTGCCGTTATTTAAATTACCGCCTTGAGTCCATATATTTGAGCCAAAACTATTTATAGTGACAAAACCATAGGTTAAATCAGTAGCCGCATTACCGTTAGTGACAACAAAACCACTTGTTGAAGTAGTACCTGATCCTGCACCGTTATTGGCAACAGACACATAACCTGTACTTGTAATAGAACGAGCACCTAGCTGAATAAGATAATTACTTGTCCCGTTTGTGCTAACGCCATTAAGCATCACAGTAATCCGCTTCACCCAAGCAGGCAATCCTGTAAAGTCAATGCTTGCACCTGATGTGCTGGCAACAGCAGTGCCAGAGGTAATCCCCAGTACCACACCTGAGTTGATCGTGACGCTTGCTGAACCATCGATTATTGTGCTCATGATTTAACCCTCGTACATTATGTTGATTGAACCAGCATCGAATGTGTCAGTGCCGTTGACGGTGGTGATGCGGACAGCGGTAAGAGTTGCACCTAATGAAACACTACCTGCGCCACCACCACCGCCAGCGGTATTAGATAAATATATTGTTCCAGCATACACCCAATTGTTTCCCGTAATATTTGTGATTGTTGCGCTTCCATGCAACACATTAGCCGCTGTTGGTTGACCAATAACACCGAATCCTGTTGTTTGATTAGTGATGGAGTTTGCGCTATTAACTGCGCCAAGATACCCAGATGTTGTGTATGTTGTTGAACCTGTGCCCAATTGAACAAGCACAAAACTTGTGCCACTTGTGCTTACACCTTGAAACATCACAGTAATTCTTTCAACCCATGCAGGAATAGCTGTGAAGTCAATACTTGTACCGCTGGTAGATGCAACAGCAGTGCCTCTCACAATCCTCTGCATCTGCGCCCGTGACGCATTGCTGTCAGTCCCAAAGAATTGACCGTTGTATTCAATGTTGCCAGCGGCTGCTGTACCAATCAGCGTGTCAGAAGTTAAAACAAGTATTGACATGATTAGGCTTTCAAGTTTCTGAGTTGTTCAGTTGTTGTGCATGAATCTGCCAGCTTGGTGATGTCACGCAGTCTTTGCTTTTCAGCCACGATTGCTGTGGTGTCCGCGCCTGTTTCTAGTGCTCTTTGAAACGCAACATCTTGTGCCACTAACAAAGGCTCTCGTTCCATCCGCAGACGGTCTTTGGTAATTTCTTTGGCTTTGGTTAAATCAACGGTAATCATGCTTTCACCTCCGCGCCAGTAAAGTCAGCAGTCCAAGCATTGCGAAACTCACGGTCTGTTGGAATGTCAGATGCGTCAACAATGCGGTAAGGCTTGCCACTTGGAATATCTTTCATTGCCGCTTCAACAGTTTCAGCAGGGACAATGATGGCAACACCATCGTCAGTTGGGTAAATGATTCTTGAGTTCATAATGTCACCTTATCTAAAAACTGCAACAAGTGTCATTAAACTGTCAGCCGCACCATTATCGTGATACCTTGTAACAAATCGTGCAGAACCTGTAGCAAATGTGGCTGATTGAGGAGATGCCATCATTCCAGCGTTATCACCATTACCGCAACTGGCTACAAATGAATAATCCGCATCAGCCATTGCAGTTGTAAAGTTAACTGTGTAATTGCCAGTACCATTATCAGTAATACTCGACACATTAAATGACGCACGAATGGCAACAGTACCAGTGCCGTTAAAGTTTACCCAAGCACGACACACACCCACAGTCGAATCAGCTAGCACAGTGCCTGTGGTAGCTGGCAAAGTCAGCGTATTTGTACCAGCAACAGCAGGCGCTGATACTGTGATAGCCCCGCTGGTGTCTCCTGAAATAATTACTGATGACATATTTTTCCTTTAGGTCAAAGCACAACCCACCTTGCACCACTTGGAATGGTGACGGTGATGCCGCTGTTTACAGTTATTGGGCCAACGCTGTGTGCGCTGGTTGATGTGCTTAAAGTGTAGTTTGTTGTCACGGTGCGCGTGTTCTCAAAGAACACCGTATCAGCACCGCCACCAGTTGCACCGCCACCGACTGAAGTCCATGCAGTACCGTTATATCCTTCAAATTTGCTTAGATCAGTATTGAATCGCAACTGACCATTTGCTGCTGAAGCAGGACGCTGTGCTGTTGTGCCTTGCGGTATTCTCCAAAAATCTGTAACTGTTGCACCAGCAGATAAAGAGCCAGTGCTTGCTATTCGCAATGCTTCTTGTGCAGAAATATCGCCAG